ATGGAGCGGGCAATGGGAATCGAACTAATAAACCACGTTCTAACGCTGTAAAACGTCAGATTTTATCCTCTTGCCAGCGCTATTTTTATCGTGAATCGTGTATCATTCTGTGCACTATACAAGAATGTTGGAAGTAACTGTGTGTTAAAAAGTGTGTTACAAATCAGCCGTTTCCCAGCAGCTTGAGGAAAGCAGCATTGACGGCCTGGGCGGTGTTTTCCGCGTCCCCGGTGAGAGCGTGGGAATACTGGCCGAGGGTGTCCATGTTCTGGCTGTGGCCTACCAGCTCTTTGATTTCGCCCTCTGGCAGCGTCTTGACCACGCTGACAAAAGTGTGCCGCAGCTCATACACTGATATTCTGTCAATGCCGTTCGCCTTGCAATAGGCCTGCCAGCGCTTCCAGTAATACAGTTCGCTGCTGATTTCAAACACGCTTTCCCGTGTCCCCGTCACTGCCCGCTGCTGTTCCAGCACGGCACGGGCAAGGCCAGACAGCACGAAAGACCGGATTGCATTCTGGTTTTTGCCTTGTGTTTCCTCACCGTGGATGTTGATAGATCGGCGCACATTTACCGTGTTGCCCTGCACGTCTGCCCAGCGCAGCCCCAACAGCTCCCCGGGCCGCAAGCCTGTAAGCGTCTGGAATCTGTAAGGGTGTTGACCTTCTTTTTGCCGATGATCGGCAGCACCCAGGTGCGCCAGCGGCTTTCTACGGGCTTCCAGTTGCCTGTGCTGGTGGTAAGTTTGAGATCATCTATCCATAGCTGATAGACATTCTCGACCCGTCCGGCCTTGACTGCAATATCATTTTCCAGCCAGGCATCCGCCTTTGCATTGGCTTCCCGCTGCCCTGTGCGCCCCGGCGTAGAGCTGTAAAACTGCTTTCTCACGCCGTCTTTCTGCACGGCGATGCGCCAGCGCTGGTATTTTTCTTCCCATTGCGCGGTGTTCGTTCTCTTGTTCATCTGGCTGCACCCCCCTTTCTATGTCAATGATTGCCCGTCAGTGGGTACGTACCGTTTTGGAACGTACCCACCCCCGCCGCCTACTGCTTTCCCGGCAGTGGGCTTTATTTTTTATCGGGGTCTGTGGGCTGGCCATACAAAAGCGATTCAAGCCGTTCTGCAAGCTCTTGTGAAAAAGAATCGTCGCTCTGATACAGCCGCAAGAGGGCTTCAAAAACGGCATTGTTGTAGTTCTTGCCCATCTTTTTGTGTAGGATTTCAATTTGCCAGTTTATGGCCGTGTCTTTTTGCCAGTCGTTCGGCAGCGCATAAAACGCCCGGCGGGCTTTTTCCCATGCTGGAGTGTGCAGTTCTTTTGCACCTTCTGACCAAGCATCTTTTGATAAATCACCTTCAAGCCCACATTTTATATTGTGTATGATAGCAGCACTTAGTTGTTCGGGGGGATAAACATCTTCATACCGTGCATCCAGAACGGCAAGTATTTTCTTTAGTCGTTCGATAGAAATATTACTTTTTTTCTCGAATGCTGATTGCAGTGTAGTGGGTGGTACGTCAATCGCTTTTGCGAGTTGACGGCGGCTCATATTTTTTTGAGCTAAAAGGTCGTCAATTTTGTTATATAGATACTCATTTCCGTTTGCCAACTGTAACAAGCCCCCTTTTGCGTTGAGTATATCAAATGATGAACGATTTTTCAAGAAAAGCTATTGACTTGAACGTCAAAATCGTTTATACTACTTGTGAACGATAAAAGCGTTTGCAAAAACGTGTTTATCGTTTGTGATACTACTGCAGAAAGGAGACACATACCGTGAAGCTGGATTGTGTGAAGATCGTTTCGGAAATGAAGCGGCAACGATTGACTAGCATGGACTTGGCCAACAAGGCTATGTGCGGGCTGTCAACTGTTCAGTCTGCCCGCAATGAACGCGGCATCAGCACCAACAGCGCCCGGCGCATTGCTGCCGCACTGGGTGTTCCGCTGGAAGAACTGATGGAAGGCGAGGTGTAACGATGTATCGCAAATTTCACAAACTGCGCGTGCGGTTTGCAGAGCTGGACCTAAGCCAGGCAGAAGCCGCCCGGCGGGCAGGCATACCACCCAGCACGCTGACCGCACGCATGACCGGCAGGCTGCCTTTTACCGCGCGGGATATAGCAGGCCTGTGCAAGGCGTTGGACATCCCCACAAGCGAAATCGGCTTATATTTTTTTGAGGACGAGCCGAAACCGAAAGCCGGGTGATGCTCTATTCCCGAATACCTGAACAAGGACACCGCACAACCAAAATTTATCAAATTCCCGTGTTTTCTTCTGGATGTGGATATAAGCCAGACTGCAAAGCTAGTTTATTCCCTTCTACTTGATAGAACTTCATTATCTAAAAAACACGGCTGGATTGATAAACAGAACCGAATTTACATCATCTTTCCAATCGCCCATATTGCGGCAGCTACACGCAAAGGCATCACGGCGGTAAAAGACGCTTTGCATGAGCTGGACAGCGCCGGACTGATTGAGCGAAAGCGCAATTTTTCCGCACCGAACACTATTTATGTACTGCTGCCAGATAGCCGGGAAACCGGCCAAACGTCAGCCGGAAAACCGGCTATCGTTGAGCCGGAAAAGCGGCCTTGTGATAGCCGGGAAAACGGACGAAGGACAGCCGGAAAAGCGGCACCTAATCAGACTAATAAGAAACAGACTGATAAAAAACAGACTAATAAGAGAGTGGCGCTTGCCCGTCAGAGCTACGGCAGCTATGGCAATGTTTTGTTGACCGATGCAGAGTATCAGAAGTTGAGCGCAGACATTCCATATCTGGACAACCTGATAGAGCAGCTATCCGCTTACATGGAGAGCACCGGGAAGAAGTACAAGAGCCATGCGGCTACCCTGCGAGTGTGGGCTGCACGAGATCGAAACCAGCAGAAGCCCCGCAGCAGTGGGATGCCTGATTACTCATTCAGGGAAGGAGAGAGCCTATGAACCACACCATGAACGCCCTTTCTGCGCTCTTGCAGCGCAATGAGGGAGAAGCCAAAGCGGACGACTACACCGGGGAAGATGGCCTGCTGCATTGTGGCAAGTGCCATGCGCCCAGGCAGATGCGTGCCCCGGATTACATCCGTAAGACCACGGGAGAAGCCGTTGTATGGATACCGTGCGACTGCGAAGCGAACGAGCGCGCCACCTTGCGGCAGCAGCGCGAACAGGAACGGCGCGAGCAACAGCTCCGCACACTCAAAGTAAACGGCTTTTCGGATGTTTCAATGGAGAGCTGGAATTTTCGGAACGACAATGGGCGGAACCCGCAGATGGGATATGCCCGGAACTACGTCACACAGTGGCGGGACTTTGAGCGTGAAAACATCGGCTTGCTGTTGTGGGGCAAGGTGGGCACTGGCAAGAGCTTTTTTGCCGGGTGCATCGCAAATGCGCTGATGGAGCAGGGCACAGCCGTCTGCATGACGAACTTTAGCCGGATTGTGAACGACCTGAACGGGTGCGGGAACAACCGAAACGATGTTATAGATCGCCTGTGCAGCTATCCGCTTCTCATCATTGACGACTTCGGCATTGAGCGGGAAACAGATTACACGCTGGAGCAGATTTACAACATCGTAGACAGCCGATACCGCAATCAGCGCCCGCTCATCGTCACAACAAACCTTGCACTGGGCGAGCTGAAAGACCCGCAGGACGTTGCCCACGCCCGCATTTATGACCGCCTGTTGGAAATGTGCGTCCCTATCTGTTTTACCGGAGAGAACTTCCGGCGGCAGGCAGCAGCGCAGAAAATGGCGAAAATGCAAGCACTGATGAAGCAGGAAAGGGGATAACACCATGAACGAGAACACCGACCGCAGCGGTTACATTGCCGCTATTACGAAGTTGCTGGAAAAGGCTGATCTGCGCAAACTGCGCCTGATCTGGATCTATGTGGAGCGCATGACCCGCACCAACTAAGCCGACCCGGCCTAGACTGGCCGTGTATAAATTTTCAAGCGTGCCCGTAGGGCACAGAAAGGACAAAACAATGAAGAACTTTTTTAACACCACCGACATTGACACCATCAGCGAGAGCTTGAACGGCGAGAAGTTTCTGACCGCTTCCCGTAACGAAGATGGCTGCATCATGCTGGGCTTTGAATCCGCGAATGAGGACTATGTGGACACCCTCACAATCAAGCATGATGGCTCTGTGGTTGGTGCGTTCGGCTGTGAGGAAGAACAGCAGCCCCAGACCGTCAACGACAACCAGCGCGCTGCTGAAGAACACGTTAAGTTTGATGAATCTATCAGCTATGGGGTCAGCGCAGAGTTTCACCGCGCATACGCCGACTTCTTGGACGCAGCGGAACTGCTGGCAGTTGATGGGCAGGCGGTGGTTACTCTGGCAGAGCTGGCACGGAAGTGTGCAGACGCGGCGCAGCTGAATGCCTATCGTTTGGCTACGCGTTACCCTGTGATGGTGCGTGCAGCACTGGGACTGCCCGACATCAACTATACGCCCGGCTTTAACCCGGACGTTGATCTTGACACCGATTCTATTTCTTCGATGCTGCCCGACTACTTCGGCCTGCTGAAGCCGCTGCATGAGGAAGATGGGTGTGACCCCAGCGAGGGCATTGTTCTGCTGTTTCAGGATGAGCAGCACGCCAAAGAACCCAGCATGGAGCTGGTTATCACTCCGAAAGTGACCACCGGCGGTGTGCCTGTTCTGTCCGTTGAGGTGAACGACCTGCCCAAGAAGTAAGCCCACAAGACCGCCGACAAACAGAAAGCCGCCTTTCCCTGCGCCAACAGGGACGGGCGGCAAGTGGCGGGACAACGCATTGCAGTAATGTTTCCCGCCCTCTATTTTATCAAAATGTGGAGGATTTTTCAATGTTTGGTTACACCGCTTATCAATTTTCGTGCGTGGCACCGTTCGCCCTGGTCTGTTTCCTCGGTGCCGCTGTGATGTGGTTCAGCGGCATCCGGTAAGGGGGCTTGACAGTATGTGCCTGAATGATGTGGATTATGGGCAGTTGGCCGGAGCTGTAGAGGACATTCACAATCTGCTGTCGATTTTTGCAGAATGGTTTGAAGAAAGCCACAAAGCGAATAACCTTGACCGCAGCCACACAAGAGACGAGATCACGTTTCTATGGGAAGCTGCCCCGCGGTATGATTCGCTCCTGAGTGCTGCTATATGCGACGTTGCAGGGCTGAAAGACCAGCTCAACGAGCTGACGGACAAACAGATTGCAGCTATGGAAGCCGCAATCAGGTAATCGAAATGACATTACAAGGTAAAATTCTTGCAGTTAAGTCCTCTTTATGGTACAATATGAGCGTAGTACAAGCGCTCTTTTAGACCATTACAACGCGTAAAATTTAACGGTGGTTCGTGGAGTACAGAGCACCACCCCCACCCCTAAGAGCGTATGACGGCCCAGCAAGCCGCTGTGCGCTCTTTTTATTTGCCGGAGGTCATTCTATACCATGACGAAAACGAAGCTCAAGAAGTGCCCTGTCTGTGGGGCTGTGATGTGGCATTTTGCCAATGAAAGCCGCTGCCTTGAATGTGCAGCATGGGAAGCCCAGAACGAAAAGGAACGGGCCCGCGTCCGTACTCTGGCATGGGCTGCATACCATGCGGAACACGGTAAACCGCTGTCACTGGGTGAAGCTGCCGCAATGGCTGATGCTATGGGTATGAGCTACGGTGCATACAGTCTACAGTTGTCCCAGCAAAAACGCAATGTGGCAATAAAATGACATTTTATAGCATTATATTTGCATTTTACAACACAATGTGGTATACTGAGCATAGCAGGCGGCTTATAGCGCCGTCCGGCTCCTGACTGCTCTTTGCTGCACGGTCTGGCTGTGGGTGTGCCATGACCCACGATCAGAGCGCCCAGCATTGCAGGAGCGGACATACCCCTTGCACCGGGCTTTTCCTTTCCCCGGTGCACCATGCGCGGCATAAGGTTTGCCGCCTGCTGCTTTTTACGTCTACTCATACGGAAAATGAGGTGCTATCAATGGAAAATCCCAACCCTACCCCCAGCGCCGCCCAGCAGGCCGAAAATAACGGCTCTGAGCGGATGTTTACCCAATCCGAACTAAATACCATCGTTGCAGATCGGCTTGCCCGTGAGCGCTCCAAGAGTGCCGAGCGCGTGGGCGACCTTGACGCACGAGAAAAAGATCTGAAAGCCCGCGAGGAAGCGTTGGAAGCCAAAAGCCAGCGTTTCAGCCAGTGGGAAGCCCGGGAAGCCTGCCGTCAGTATCTGGCTGATAACCATATCAGCGCGGCGCTGCTGGATAAGCTGGACACCAGCGACCCGGAAGCGTTCAAGACTGCTGTAAAGGCGGTGCAGAGCGTCACCGGCAACGGGTACACCGTCACCACCACGACCACCGGCGCAAAGGTGGACACCCCGCCGATGTGGCTTTCTCAGGGCAAAGACAAAGACGCTGAGTTAAAGCGGGCTTTCGGTCTGAACAACTGAAAGAGGATCTATAAATGGCTATTGAGTTAGCAACCCAGTTCCAGGCATATACAGACGAACAGTTTTACTCCGAGAGCAAGACCAGCCTTGTAACCAACAAGGATTTCAGCTTTGACGGTGCAAAGACCATCAAGCTGTATAAGATGCAGTCCACCGATATGGAGGACTTCAACCGCAACGGCCCCATTCTCGAGGGGAACAAGTCTCAGTATGGCACGATCAGCACCCTGCAGGCCACCACCGAGACATTCACGATCAACAAAGATCGTTCGTTCACTTTCGAGGTGGACAAGATGGACACGGACGAAACCAAGATGCAGGTTGCAGCCGCCAGCGCTCTGGCACGCCAGCAGCGTGAGAAGGTGTTCCCGGAGATTGACTCCTATGTTTACAGCGTGATGGCAGCAAATGCAGGCATTAAGCCGGAAGCCGCAGCCCTGACCGCTGAAAGCATCTATACGCAGATCATCACGGCAAACGCCCAGATGGATGATGCAGAGGTACCCGCATCTGACCGCGTGCTCATTCTGACCCCGACCACCTACACGCTCCTGAAGCAGTCCAAGGCCACCTTCGACAATCAGGACATCGGTGCAGAACTGCGCAAGAAGGGCGTTATTGCCCAGCTGGACGGCCTGAACGTGGTCAAGATCGCGTCTAACCGCCTGCCCGCGAAGTTTGGCTTCATGATCGCGCATCCCGTGGCTACCGTGGCCCCGGTCAAACTGGCAGAGTACAAGATTCACCTTGACCCGCCTTTCCTGTCCGGCAGTCTGGTGGAGGGCCGTATTTACTACGACGCGTTTGTTCTGAAAAACAAAGCAAAGGGCATCTATTATCAGGCAATCGCCTGATATGGCATCATCTGGGCGCATAGGGCTGACCTGTGCGCCCTTTTTATATCGAGGTGAGTATATTTGAAGATCAAACTTTCAACTCCCGCAGAGGTACGCCGCACGCTGTCCAAGATCGCAAATATGCTGCTGAATAACCAGATCGACCCGCAGCGGGCAACAGCTATCACAAATTGCTGCAACAGCGTTCTAAACTGCATCCGCATTGACGAACAGCAGAAGAAGCTGGCAGAGCTGGAAAAGCTGCTGAACGAGGTGGAAGCGAATGGAGCTTGACCGACTGGAAAAGCGCATCCGGGCACTACAGGCCCGGAAAGCGGCCAGAGCTGCCACGTTTGAGCGCGTGCAGGGCATCGACCCCACCGAGCATGAAGCGGCTGTATACCACGCTATCCACGCGGATATAGCAGCCGATGCACACACCTACTACAATCTTCCCGGTGGGCGCGGCTCCTGCAAATCGTCCTTTGTATCGTTGGAGATCGTGGACGGCATCCAGAAAGACCCCACCGGCACCGGCTCTGCTGTGGTGTTCAGGCGGTGGGGCAGCACCTTGAGGGAATCCGTGTTTGCACAAATCCAATGGGCTATTGACGCGCTGGGCGTGTCTGACCTGTGGGCCTGCACCGTGTCCCCTATGCGCTGCACCTACCTTCCTACCGGCGCACAGATCATCTTCCGAGGGCTGGACGATAACAGCAAGATCAAGTCTATCAAGCCTGCAAAGGGCTTTTTCCGGTGGGTGTGGTTCGAGGAATTTTCCGAGCTGCCCGGAGAAAATTTTGTCCGCAGCGTGATGCAGTCCGTGGGCCGTGGCGGTAAGCCTGTGGTGTTCCGCAGCTTCAACCCGCCTGTGTCCCTGAATAACTGGGCAAATAAGTTCATCCAGCAGCCCAACGAGGAAGCATTGACCCTGCACACGGATTACACCCAGGTGCCCCCGGAATGGCTGGGAGGGGTGTTTCTGAACGAAGCCCAGCGCATTCAGAGCCTAAACCCGAAGGTGTACGAGCATGAGTATTTGGGCATTCCCACCGGCAGCGGCGGCGAGGTTTTCACCACGCTGGAAGTGCGAGAGATCGCGGACGAAGAGCTTGCAATGCAGTGTTACCGCTATGTGGGCTGTGATTTTGGCTTTGCGTCTGACCCTGCTGCCGTTGTGGCGCTGTACTATGACCGCAGCACCGAAACCATCTATTTTGCGGATGAGATTTACAAGCGCGGCCTGTCAAATGAAGCCCTTGCCGCCGAGATCCGGGCACACGGCCTTGACCATGTGGGAGAACCCCGGAAGAACCCCATCACAGGCGCAGAAACGGCCCCGGAACAGGTTATTTATTGCGACTGTGCAGAACCCAAGAGCGTGCACGATCTACGGGAATACGGCCTGCAGGCCCGCCCTTGCATCAAGCGCCCCGGCTGTGTGAACTACCGCATCAAGTGGCTGCAAAAAAGGACGCTTGTTGTTGACCCCAGGCGCACGCCCAACGTTTACCGCGAGTTTTCACAATACGAGTATGACGCGGACAAGGACGGCAATTTCCTGCCCAGCGTGCCAGATCGTGACAACCATACGATAGACGCAGCGGCCTATGCCTTGACCATTCTTATTTTCAATCCGAGAGAAGGAGCGTAAAATCATGCTGGAAATGCATCTGACCTGCCCGAACTGCAAAAAGACTTTTGTTGTCTATGACTGGCAGCTATGGAGAGACAGCGAGGAAAACGAGAGCTTTCAATGCCCCTGCTGCCATACTGCCCCGGATGAAGAAGCCTGTTACCGCCTGAAAGATGGCTTTTTGGAGCTGTGCGACGTTGACCGGCATTGGAACCACGACAAAGAGAGCGCACCGCTGCCGCCTGAAAAACAGAGCTGGCATATCGAGGTAAAGCCGGGCTGATAACACACTGAAAATCAAAAGTGTGTTAAATAGTGTGTTATGGTAAAAGAAAAGAGCCTAGATTTCAACGGATCTAGGCTCTTTTTATTGGAGCGGGCAATGGGAATCGAACCCACCTCCTCAGCTTGGAAGGCTGATATACTAGCCGATGTACGATGCCCGCATTTACGAACGATATTATAGCATGTTCCGGCACAAATGTCCAGCCCAATTTTTGTATGTTCCTTAAAGCACCGGAAAAGAATGCCGGAACGGCCTTGCTTTTCCATACGGCTCTGCTACAATAGAAAAAGAACGGAGGGAGAGAGGATGGAGCCGGAAGCAGAGATCATTCGTGCGCAGCTGTTTGCCCTGCGGGATGAAGCATACCGCGCCTTTCACAGTGCGTTGATGCCCACCGTGCCGCCGGAAACGGTGATCGGCGTGCGCGTTCCGGCTCTGCGCAAGTTGGCAAAACAGCTCGCGGGCACAGCGCAGGCAGAAGTGTTTTTACAGGCCCTGCCGCATGGATACTACGAAGAAAACAACTTCCACGCGTTTCTGATCGAACTTATCCGGGACTACGACAGGGCGCTGGCTGAAACGGAAGCGTTCCTGCCCTACATCAACAACTGGGCCACCTGTGACTGCTTTTGCCCCAAAGTGTTTGCAAAGCACAAGAAGGAACTGCTGGTGCCCATTCGCCGCTGGCTGGATTCGGGCGAGGTGTACACCGTGCGCTATGGCATGGAGATGCTGATGCGCTATTATCTGGATGATGCATTCCGGCCGGAATATCTGGAATGGGTGGCCGATGTGCACAGCACGGAATACTATATCAATATGATGCGGGCATGGTATTTTGCCACGGCACTGGCAAAGCAGCCGGATGCCGCGCTGCCGTGGCTCACAGAAAAGCGGCTGGATCTGTGGACCCACAACAAAGCCATCCAGAAAGCGGTGGAAAGCCGCCGCATTCCGCATGGAATGAAGCAGCTGCTGCGCGGTCTGCGCAGCCG